GCACCAAGCTATTTTTTTCGGACGTGCTTCGCCAGGCTGCTGATCTTGCGGCCCTTGTCGGCGTGCAGGTATTCCTCGGCGACCTTTTCGGGCATCGGCTTTTTTCCTTCTGCCCGCAACTTGCGGCGTCAAGCGGCGGTGCTGGACATCCCGGCATAGCCGTGTTGGGCCTGTGACGCGCTCGGCATGGCTCACTCCCGCTTGTTCACTTCCTGATGGGCGATGATCCGGCGGCAAGCGTTGTAGCGCTTGACGATCGCCGGATCGCGGAGCTCGGCCGCCTGGAGGCCGCCCTTGCACGGGTGACCGCAGTGGCTGCTGTGCGTGATCAGGCACCGCTTTTCGTCGCAATCGAAGCAGCAGTCCCCCTTGGTGATGCCTTCGAATTCCGGCGGCTTTGCTTGCGCAGCATCGGCGGCCTTCGACGGTGCTGCGGCGGTTTCGGTCTTCTTCTTGCCGCGCGCGGCGCGAACACGCGCCATCCGGTCCTTCACGTCCTGCTTCTCGTCGATGGTCTTCTCGGTGGTCTCGGTCATGTCGATTCTCCTTACGCCGCCGAGGCGATCATTTGAGTGAGGCTATCGAACTCGCGCCGCTCGGGAACGCCGCCCTTGAGCAATCGGCTCGACCACTCTTTGTCGGCCTGGAGCTCGGCTAGCCTGGCCCTCGCGCCAGCGACCGTGGCGGGCCCGGTGCTGATGTTCTTGCCTTCGACGAAGGTGTCCTCGGACGTCGCCGCGCCGATCTTGCGGAACATCTCCATGACCTTGGAGTAGCCGAGGCCGACCTTGGTCTCGAGACTCTCGATGACCGAGGGATCGACGCCGAGGCGCTTGGCGCCCTGCATCGCCGTGAGCTTGTTGACTTCGAAATTGGTTCCCCAGCTCTTGGTGAGCGCATCCTTCTCGACGGCGAGCGCAGCCGTGGCGTTTGCAGTCTCGGCAGCCTCGGCGTCGGTAAGGTATTTGATGACGCCCTTGACGATGGCCGGAGCCTTGTCCTTCGGCACCGCAGCGGCCGCCAGAGCGGCGCGCATGCTGTCGACGAAGGCGGGCTCGAGGTCGTTGTCACCGAACTTGATGCCTTCGAAGGTATAGTCCTTCGCCTCCTTGGGCGCGCCGAGACGCTCCCACACGCCTTTCCAGCCGGCCTCGTCGGCGGCGTCCTTCGGCAGCTTGAGGATTTGCTCCGGCGGGACGCCGACGAACTTCTGCGCCTCGATCGCCGCCTTGGTCGTCTCGATCGCGACCTTCGCGGGATCCGTCAGGTCATAGGCCTTGTTCTGCCAGTGACCGAGGATCGCCGGGTCGACGCCGGTATGCCACGGCTTGTCACCGCCCGGCGTGCCGCCGGTTTCGCCCTCGCGCGGAATGCTGGAGAGCAAATATTTTCTCAGGATGTCATTCATCGGCCGTATCTCCTTTGCTGAGGGGCCTTCCGGTGTAGAGCTCGAAAAGCTGTTCTGGTGTCCGGTCGAGGTGCTCGCGGATTCGCAGCCAGACTTCGCGGCGGCCCTCGAGCACGGCGTGAACGCGGGGATCGGGGTCGAAGCAGGACCGGCTGCCGCGGCAGAACCGGTCGAAGTCGTCGAGCACTTTTTCTCCGGCCGGCGATCCGAAGGTGAGTTGAAACGCCGTCTTGCGCTCGATGATCGCGGCCAGGGTCTGGCGCTCGGCCTCCAGCAGTTCCTCTCTCGTCACTGCGTCACCGGTTGCGCGGTTTGGTACTTTTCCAAGTACCTGATCGCTGCGTGCATCCGATCCGCGTCTTCCTTGAAGAGACCGAGCGCCGTGTTGCATGGGCTGCATAAGAGCGCCCGTACGACATCAGTTTCGTGGTTGTGATCTACGACAAGCTTAGACCGATCGCCGCAAATTGCGCATTGACCATTTTGAGTATCGACCATCACCATGTAGGCATCGTGCGAGAGACCGTACTTCAATTGCCGCCGACGAGCATTGATCTCGGTATTGTATTTCCTGAGCTTCTCGCGTTTACCCTGATTGATCGTTTCTCGATTTCTGTGGTGATACTCACGAGACTTTGCACAATGGCGCTCTTTGTTCTTGTCCCGCCATCGCCGCATTTTGGCGCGCAGTTCATCCCGACGTTCGAGATAGTATTTTCGATGATATTCTTTCTGTTTTTCTGGTGTGGCGAACGCCATCGTCAAGCTCCAGCCGGCAATATTGTCTGCTGCTGCTCGCCCGTCGGAAGCCCTGATTTAGTTACGGCGGCTTGCGCCTTAGCAAGCGCTGCCGCCGCGGGCGCGGCCTGAATCTGTTCTTGTCGCGCCTGCGCGCGCGCCCGCAATTGGCGCTTCTGGGCAATCTGATCCGGCGAAGCCATCCAGCTTTCCGGCACACCATTGATCTCGGCAATTTCCGGCGTCGCGGTGTCGAAGTCGTACGGGTCGAGATAGCTCGGGTCCTGCGTGATGTTGACGATCTCGCGGGAGGTCTCGACGGAGCGCATGAAGCCTGCGGCCTCGCCGGCGCGCGCGGCTTTCGCCAGCGGCGAGTTATCGACGACGTTGTACTCGCCTCCTGCCTCGCGCAGCCGCGGGGGCATCGGCTCGAGCAGACCCTGCATCATCGCCAGGTCGATCTCGCGCGGCACCATCATGCCGACGTATTCATCGTGCTGGCGACCGAGCGTCGGCGCGACCAGCATGCCCTTCTCGTTGACGAGCTCGATGACCTGGGTCGCCGTCATGTTTGGATTCTCGGTCAGCACCTTGAACAGCGAGACCAGGAAGGTGTCGTCGATCAGGCCGCGCTCGTCGGCCATCATCTCCTTGCTGATCTGGATATTGCCGGTCGGCAGAGTGTGGACGAGCGGCCGGCCGTCGGAGTTGACGCCGCCAGGATTCTTCGCACCAGGCGCCAGGTCCCACGTCATGATGCCGTCGTCGGCAGTGAGCAGCACCGGATCGGCAGCGCGGTGACCCTGCTTGAGGAACGTACGCTTCTCCGAGTTGAGCGTCTTGAGCGCCGGCAGCACGATCTGCGCCGGTCCGCGGCCGTAGACTTCGCCGGGCGTCTGGTCGTAGCGGCGCACGGCGTACGGGAAGATGCGGTAGCCGCCTTCGGCCCGCATCAGGCACTGGCCCTCGATCGACACGTAGTGCGACGAGAACGGCAGGCCGCGCGCATCGAGCCGCTCGGGATCGTAATCCTCGTCACGCGGCTTGACGCAGTGCAAGAAGTTGTACTGCCACTGCGAGTTTTGATAGAGCGCCGCGTGGAGGTTCGCCGGCAGCGCCTCGATGCCCCATTTCTGAACAGCCTGGTAGGCCGTGAGCCGGAACCACCGGATCATCCGGTCGACCTGGCCCTGATGGTTCTCACCGTAGAACGTCTCGCCGAGCGGCACGCCCTTGTAGCGCAGCCCGCGCGCACCGTGATGGTTGCGGCCATCGAACTGGTCGATGAACATCGTGGCATTGCCGAAGGCGCCGAGCGACTGCCAGTTGTTGTAATTCTGGCCGGCGAAATTCGCGTTTGGCGCGTAGCGCAGCTTGAACAGCGCCTTGTTCACGCGCTCGAACCACAGCCGCGTGGCCCGGTCCTTCATCACGTACGGGTTGTCAGCCTCGAGCTTGTGCCAGAACTGATTGCGCGGCGTGACGAGCGAGTCGGCGATCGCGCAGAACCGGTGGAGCGCAAGCGCGCCGGTGCCGTCGACCTGCTGCTGGGTCTTCTTCTGCCCTGGCGTGTTGTAATTCTGGTAATAGAACGTGTTGCGCGAGGTCGGCAGGATGAGCTCGGCCGCTTCCTCCCACTGATTGGCGAAGGTCGCGCGCGACCACTGGTACTGCGAGAACTCCTGCAGGATGTGATAGACGATCTGCGCCTCGCGATCGGTGATGATCCGCGGGATGCCGACCGAGGCGGCGAGCGACTTGTTCACGAGGGCAAGCGCCTGGGCCATCAGTTCACCAGCCGGCGCGCGTCAGGGTCTCGTGCGTCCATCGTGGGGTCGAGCCGACGGTCGGCGACCACCCATTTCCGCAGTGCCGTGAAGAACTCCAGGCGGTCGCGATCCGACAGCTTGAGCATGTCGGCCACGCGCCGGAAGCAATCGCGCATCTCGGTCTGGCTCTTGAAAACGACGGTGTCCTTGAGGATCAGGCCGTCCCTCGTGACGAGGTCGGCGACGATGCGGCCGGCCTTGTCGATCTTCGCTGCGCTGCAATAGAACGGCGCCGAGATGCTGGTGAAGCCGGGATGCACGACGCGCAGCAGCACGGGCATCGCCTCGTCAAAGCTGTGCGCGATGACCGATAGCAGGACGGAATAGACCTGCTTGCCGGTCGCCTTGAGAACGCGGTACTGCCACGTCTGACGGAGCTCGTCGGCCGCCCGCTGGAAATCGAGATCAATAGCCGCCTGCACGCGATCCTCCGAGCAGCGACTGCGCCGCCGCACCGAAGCCACCCGCCTGCTGCATCTCCAGCATTCGCTTCTTGCGCAGTTCCTCAGCCGTTTCGGCCGTCTCCTGCGCGAGCGCGTCGCCGCCGAATCCGAGGTCGACGGCCGCGGGCGAAAGGACCGAACGCTGGCCGGCGGCGGGCATTTACTTCTCCGCCTTCTCCAACGCCTCGCCGGTGGCGTCGGTGATGGTTCGGGTCCGCTCGAGATCGGCCTTTGCCACAGCCAGCGCGGCCTCTGCCGCTACGACCTTGGCTTCCGCCTGGGCCTCGTTCTCGAGCGCCGTGTGATGGGCGCGCCGCTCCTTCGACATATCCTGGTAGCGCGAACCATAGCCACGCTCGATCTTGCCTTCGTGGCGCCGCGTATCCTCACCGAGCCATTCGTCTTCCATCTCCCGGAGCCGCTCGGCCGCCATGTATTTCTCGGACGCCTCGGCGGCGGCAGCTTTGCCTTTGGTCTTGGGAGCGTCGGCCGCGGCGGATTTCTCGGTCATGGTCCACCTTTGAAAATTCCGGGCGAGGATCAAACCCCGCCCGGCAGGCACTAGGAGGAGGCTTCGATTGGGGGACAATGACGCCGACGCAGCTTATGCCGCAACGCACCGGTCCCCGCTGATCAGCGCGCTGCCGTCTTAGAACTTGCCGTCACAAACGAGGCGGCCGAGAGAAAGAAACGCGATGAAATCGGCCCGTTTATAGCGCCATGGGAATTTAGCGATTGGGCAAATTCGCCGGGTTGTCGGCATCAACACGCAATCATGCGACTCAAAAGCCTGTTGGTGCAAGTTTTTGTTCGCGACATCACCAATAATAATAGCGAAAAGGACGCCGCGGCGATCCTATTTGCAGACCATCGCTATGGGACCGGATCCGGGCAGTTGCTCGATTATATCAGTGACCTGCCTGGGCTTCGATGATCAGCGAGACACCGCAGGTTGCCGGTCAGGCGGACAGCATGCGCACGAAGCAGAACGCGACCCAGCAACCCCACAGCGCAACCGGCGCACCAATTCCGATCGCATACCCGATGACGAAACCATCAGCCATGAGCCACACCCGATCAGAACAGATCAAAATCTACATTGAGACACAACCCGCCTGACCGGCCTACAGGCCGATGTGACCCAAGCGTAACCGCGCGCGCATAGCGCCGCATCATCATGGCAACCCGCACGGCCGACAAAATGTCGTCGCGAACTTTCACGATCGCCCCATCCTTTCGGTGATAAAATCTGCGCTCCTCCAAAAGCTCCGAAAGATGCGCGGCAATCTTCAGCCGTCCCGTCCGCTCGCGCTCCTGCCATTCCGTGATCCCAGCCTCGGTCGACATCGAGCCGTCAGGCCAAGTCGCGGGGTCGGCAAGCATGATCAGCCCGTTCGCCTTGTACTGATCGGCCAGCGGTTTGCCGGAACCCTTCTCGCGATCGCCGGCATCCTTCGGCCAGGCGACCGGAACCGCCGCTCCGATGTTCTTCATGCCGACGGCATGATTGAGCGGCAGACCATCCACCATGCGAAAAGCGTGGTGCACATGGAAAATATCGTTGTCGCGATCCCAAATGCACAACGCCGCTCCGAATGGATGCCCAATTCCTGGGTCTATGCCCCATATCTTGACCCAATAAGCCGGGATGTACGTCAGCGGCGGTTCGATCACCCCCTCCTCGGGAAATGTGAATATCGCCCCAGATCCCAGCTTCGGTATGCCCTTGGCGCGCGCATCGCGTTCGTGCGCCTTGTAACCGCTGAGACGCCGCGCCTTCTCCTCGGCCGAGAAATGCCCTGCCTCGTCGAGCGTCATCACCACGACGCCGCGGTCCGGGTGCTCCTCGTTGGTGAACGAGTTCACAAGCTCGGTCGGACCGAACAGAGGCGTGAACGTCGTGTACAAAATCCCGTCGCCGGTCAGCCGAGACAGGAACTCGTCGTAGACTTCGAGCTTTTCAGGCTCCTCGTCGGCCCAACCCCAGTCGATCGTATCGCCCTGGAACTTCGCTCGACCCTGCTCATACGACTTGAATTGCCCAACCGATATGCCGCCGGACCGATGCTGTACCTGGATCGTATCAAACGCGTCCGTAATGCCGCGCGCCGTCGAGACGTCCACCAACAGATCCCGCGGGATCAAACCCGTACCATGCGATCTCACCACCCCAGGCGGCCCGCACAACTTGCGCTGCGAAACGTTTCGAACGTCAAGCGACGTCACCCCAGCCATCCATCCACGCGTCGGATGATCAAACCTCTTGCCCTTCCACCAATCAGGATAATTCCCGGTCAAATGGCACGCCGCCTCAAACGCCCCAGACTCCGACTTCCCG